AATTTCCCAGGCCAAGGTGTGGTTCTGTTTGGTGACAAGACAGCTCTTGCAAAACCAAGTGCATTTGATCGTATTAACGTGCGTAGGTTGTTCTTGGTACTTGAGAAAGCAATTGCTACTGCTGCTAAATATCAACTCTTTGAGTTCAACGATGAATTTACAAGAGCACAATTTAGGAACATGGTAGAACCTTTCTTGAGAGATGTACAAGGTCGCCGAGGCATTTTTGACTTTAAGGTAGTCGCAGACGGTACGAATAATACCGGCGAAGTTATTGACCGAAACGAGTTTATTGGAGATATTTACATTAAACCTGCTCGTTCAATCAACTTCATTACCCTAAACTTTATTGCGGTACGAACTGGTGTCGCCTTTAGTGAGGTAGGAGGTTAATCATGGCTAATATAGATGACTTTAAAGCAAACCTACTAGGTGGCGGTGCTCGAGCAAACCAATTTCGGGTAACGGTAACTTCACCACCAGGCATTGCCATTGGATTGGATGTTCGTAGATCATCCTTTCTAACACGAGCTTCAAATCTCCCTGCTCAAACAATAGGTGAAATTCCTGTTCCTTTTAGGGGCAGAAATATCTATATCTCTGGTGACAGGGAGTTTGAAACTTGGACAACCACATTCATGAATGATACGGATTTTATGATCCGTAACGCAATGGAAAGGTGGATGAATGGTATTAATGATCTTGCTAACAATACAGGTGTTATTGCCGCGGCAGATTATCAATCTGATCTTACAGTAGAACAGTTAGATAGGGATGATACAGTTTTGAAATCTTATATTTTCAAAAGTGCATTTCCACAATCTGTTAGTGCAATTGAACTTGCTTCAGACACTACTAATGCTATTGAAGAGTTTGAAGTAACTTGGAGATACCAACACTTTGAAGCTTCTGGCGTAAACTTCTAATATAAACGTACTAAATAGTAGTACACAATAGGAGTTATTATGGCGGAACTTTTTGGTTTCAAGATAACACGGTCTAAAGAAGAACAGGTAAGGAAGGGTGATTCGTTCACTCTTCCTACTCCTGATGATGGAACAATAGATGTTGCCGGTGGTGGTTTCTATAGTTCTATACTAGACACAGACGGCCGTACAAAATCTGAAAAAGAATTAGTTACACGATATAGAACAATTGCACAGCAACCAGAGTGTGATGCTGCAATTGAAGATATCGTAAACGAAGGTATTGTTGCAAATGAAGCAGATATGCCTGTATCAATTGTACTAGACAGAATCCCATATTCTGACAGTATAAAAAGTAAAATTAGAGAAGAATTTATACAAGTATGTAAACTATTAGATTTCAATGTCAAAGGACATGATATCTTTAGACGTTGGTATATTGACGGCCGTGTATTTTATCACAAAATAGTAGATAGTAAAAATCCAAGGAAAGGTATTACAGAAGTACGTTGGATTGATGCTTTAAAAATTAAAAAGGTACGAGAAGTTATTCAAGAAAAAGACCCAAAAACTGGTGTAGATTTAGTAAAGGGTGTAGAAGAATATTTTGTATATCAAGAAAAAGCAGATACCGGCACTAGTCAAGGAGTTAAAATTGCAAAGGATGCTATAACATATGTTCCTTCTGGAATGATTGATGGAACAAGTGGTAGAGTACTTTCATATCTTCATAAAGCAATTAAACCAGTTAACCAACTACGCATGATTGAAGATGCAGTAGTTATTTACAGAATTTCACGAGCACCAGAACGTAGGATATTCTATATTGATGTTGGTAATCTACCCAAGATTAAAGCAGAGCAATATCTAAAAGATGTTATGAATCGTTATCGTAATAAACTGGTATACGATGCAAGCACTGGTGAAATTCGTGACGATAGAAATCACATGAGTATGTTGGAAGACTTTTGGCTCCCACGAAGAGAAGGTGGTCGAGGTACAGAAATTTCAACACTTCCTGGCGGAGCAAATCTTGGAGAAATTGAAGATATTATCTACTTCCAAAGGAAACTCTATAGATCACTGAATGTTCCTATTTCTAGACTAGAGGCAGAACAGTCTTTCAGTCTTGGTAGAGCTAATGAAATTACAAGAGATGAACTTAAATTTACTAAGTTTGTACAAAGAATACGGAAAAAATTTACACCATTATTCACTGACATTTTAAAAACACAATTACTTTTGAAGGGAATTATTGCATCCGAAGATTGGGATATTATGCAAGAACATATTCAGTATGATTTCTTGCAAGATGGTCACTTTACTGAATTAAAAGAAGCAGAACTTCTAAATGACCGTTTAAATACTTTACAGACGGCAGAAGGATATGTTGGTACTTTCTTTAGTAGAGAATACGTTATGAAAAAAGTAATGCGTATGAATGATGAAGAAATTGAAGAAATGGAAAAACAAATTAAAGCAGAAGCTGAAGCAGCTGCTGAAGCAGGTGAAGAACCAGAAGAAGGAGATGATTATGAATAACGATTTTGTGAGTAATATACAATCTGGAAATAATATTGGTGCAGAAAAAGTATTTAAAGATGATATGGCAGCAAAAGTAGGTGCTGCATTAGAAGTAAAACGTAAAGAATTATCAAATACATTTTTAAAACAACCAGAGGAAGAAAATGAAGTTTGAATCTATCTATAAAACTGTTATAGAAAAAGATGAGCATAGAAAATCTGCGGAATATAAAAAGCTTTCTCCGAAGATGAAGGATGCTGTTGATGAAATTTTCAAAAAAATGGATTCTAAACCTTCTGATTTCCTAAATAGTTTTGAAAAAACAATAAAAGATATCTCAAAGAAGTTTAAAGTTCCAGAAAAAAAATTAATGGGGTACTTTGAGAAAGAAATGTTATCAATATAGGGGTTTGAGATATGATTTTAAAGAGTGCTACGTCAAACGTAACAAGTGCAACTGACCTTAGTAGAGCAACTAGGATTAGGGTTGGAGCAACAAATGCTGGAACAGTTACAGTTGCTGCAACATTAGGAACATTTAATGCTGCAAGTGCAGTTGCTGCAGCAGCAATTACTATTAGTAGTCATGGGTTTGTAACAGGAGATCAGGTTACATATTCAGATGGTGGTGGAACTGCAATCGCAGAACTAACGGATGGAGCAGATTTTTATGTTGTAAAGGTAGATGCTAATACAGTAAATCTTGCAACAACCTTTAGTAATGCTGAAAGTGGTGTAGTTTTAACCCTAACTGATGGGCCTTCTGAAAACCATACAATCACAGCTGTAAATACCTACGCCGGTTCAGTAGTTTTAGTTGCAAATGATGTTATTATCATTGATAAAAAACCAGGCGATACTATTGCTGCGTCAGGAGCTATGGCAATGACGGCAATCGGAAATCAACCATAAGGAATTAAAAAATGAATACACTTAAATTATTCTCAGAAGCGGTAGAAGAAGTAGAGTACATCACTGAAGAAAAAGAAAGTGGTGATAAGAACTACAAGATTCGTGGTGTATTCATGCAAGCAGACGTTAAGAATCGAAATGGGAGAGTTTATCCTATGGAAGTTCTTGAAAAAGAAGTCGCAAAGTACAACAAAAATTTTGTTGCTGAAAAACGTGCTTTCGGCGAATTAGGCCATCCAGATGGGCCAACGGTCAATCTGGAAAGGGTTTCTCATATGATTACGAAATTACATCCAGACGGGAAGAATTTCATTGGTGAAGCAAAAATTATGGACACACCTATGGGTAAAATAGTTAAAAATTTAATGGATGAGGGTGCAAAACTAGGAGTGTCTTCTAGAGGTATGGGAAGTTTGGATCAGAGAGCTGGTGCAAACTACGTGAAAGATGATTTTTATCTCGCAACAGCTGCAGATATCGTAGCAGACCCATCTGCTCCTAATGCTTTCGTAGAAGGTATTATGGAGGGAAAAGAGTGGGTTTGGAACAATGGAGCACTTGTGGAAGCTCATGTTGCGGATTTAAAAAAGAAATTTGATGTGAAGAAGCATCAAAGACAAGTAAACTTAGAAGCTTTAGAGTTTGCTAAGTTTCTTGAAAAACTCTAATTTATAAATAAATATTACAAAAACTAGTTAAGGAGACACCCTATGTCCGAATTAGACAAAACAATTGAGGAACTTGAAGCAGAGGTTCTGGCGGAGCTCGAGGAAATCGAGGAAGCTAACGGAGCCGATGCACCTAAAAAGGGTGCTCTTCCTGCTGAAGGTAAAAAAGAAGTAGATAAAGCAACCCCTGGCGGAGAAGTAGAAGATACTGGTGCCGCAGTTGTTGATCCAGAGCAAAAAGATGCTCCAGCAAAGAAA